AGCGGATGCGCACGGCGTTGGATGAGGCGAGCGCTTCCGGCCACTCATATTCGTAGGCGGGCAGCAGCCAGGGGCGCATGCCGTAGGCGTCGAGCGCGTAGTTGGCGGCATCGATGGTCTGCTCAACGCCGCTGGTGTCGAGGTATTTGACGCTGGTGATGCTTTGCACCGGCGGCATGGGCAGCTCGATCTCGGCAGCGGGGAAGGCGTCGATCGCCAGCTCCCAGGTCTGCGTGACGAGGGCGCGGCCGGTGCGCCCTTCGGCGAAGCGGCGCGCAGCGGGGATGATGATGCCGGTGAGCAGCGCATCTTCGTCGCTGCCATCGACGCGACAATGCAGCTTGACCTCGGTGAGCGTGACCGGCTCTTCGGTCGGGGCGGTAATGAGTTTGAGTGCCATCAGGTGCGTCGTCCTGTCGAAAGGTTGTGGCGGATGCTGCGGGGTGCGGCGGTGGTGCGTGATGCAGACGTCTGCACCGGGCGGGCGGCGCTGGTGCTGGTGGTGCGTTGCGCGTCTTGCGTAATGAGGTTGATGCGTGCTGCCATGACAACTTCGATGAGCGCGACCCCTGCCAATGCCGCGCCGGCGCCGGTCAGTGCGCCGCTGGTGCGGTGCGTTACCACGCTGCCCAGGTTCGCTTCACCCCAAACAATCGCTTCTGCGCCCGCCAGCGCACCCGTACAGTCGTGCGTGACGACTGCCGCAGTGCGTGTGGCCGTGCCGCTGATGCTGCCGAGCTGCGCAACCAGGTCGCCAGCGGTGGCGAATTGCCGGTAGCGCGCTGCGCTGCCGTTGATCGTGGCCGATTGGCCAGCCAGCGCGCCGCTGGTGGCGTGCGTGATCGCGGCCCCGGTACGTGCTGCGCTGCCGGCGATGCTGCTGCCTGGGCCGCTGAGTGCGCCCGTCGTGGCCATGGCGCGAAAGCGCGTGGCGCTGCCGGCGATGCTGCCAAGTTGACCCGTCAACACGCCCGAGGTCGGGTGCGGGATGTTGTGCTGCGCCGACCCTGCGATACTGCCGATCTGACAGGTCAAGACCCCTGATGTCGGGTGCGCGCGGAAGCGGGTTGCTGTGCCGCTGATACTGCCAAGCTGGCCGGTAAGCGTGCCGGTGGTGGCAAAGCTGCGGACGCGCGTGGCGCTGCCAACTACGCTACCGATCTGCCCCGTCAATGCGCCGCTGGCGGCGTGGTTGATGACCGGATCAGCGCGCGCGGCGCTGCCGGATACGCTGCCGATCTGGCCTGTCAGTACGCCGCTGGTGGCGAAAGCCCGCAAGCGCGTGGCGCTGCCGGTAATGGTGCCGCTGCCGGCGGTAAGTGTGCCACTGGTGTCATGCTTGACGATGTGCGCCGCACTGCCGGCAATCGTAGTTCCCGTGCCGGTAATCGCTCCGCTGGTGTCGTGCGTTACCGGGCCACCCTGAAGCAGTACCGCTGACGGTAAGAGTGGCCCGTATAGCCACATGGTCAGGCGACCTCAGTTAAGCCAATATGATCCAGTTGATCAGCAGGGAATACCCCGACTGTTTCCACAACCAGGATGCTGCCAGAATCTACCGTGATCGAGACGACATCCACGGCGAAGACTCCAGCGTGAGACACAATGTCCATCATTGCCAGATGTGGGTCTTCAAAGTTGCCGGTGTAGAGCATCACGCGACCTTACGAATAGACCACAGGATTGTGCGGCTCGTCCCCGCCGTTTGCTTGATCGTCATGTCCCAGCCGTTCAGCAGGATCAGCGAAGGCGAGCACCAGAGCGGGTCTGATTGTGCGCCTGCCAACGTGGAGAGGAGCAGTTGGCGGATCGTGTCACCCGTGCGACACTTCTCCTTGATCCGAATCTCCAGTACATCCGCCGCCACCAATGCGCTGACATCGAGGTAGAGCTGATAGATGCCGTCAGTTGTCTCAGGCGTGGTGGAGTTAAGGGTGTGCTCGGTGCCGACTGTGCAAGCCTGCGACCCTGTAGCGTGTTCGCTAATTGCCATTTCTTATCCTCCTATGCCGATCACTGTCACCGTGCTGCCTGCGATGGGCGCAGCACTACAGGCAACCCGCACGTACAGGGTAGAGCCGCCGGGGACGTATCTGTCTTTACGGATCAGTGATCTGCCCATTAGCGTGGATGCCTTGATCTCAGCGGTTCCGTAAAATCCGAAGGGTACATTCTCAAGGATGATCTCTTTGTTCGTCGCATCACCGTAGGCGAGGTCTACTGCGTAGTACGAGGCAGTGATCGTTCCGTTGTTGAGTTGATAGCCTAGAGTCCAATTCCACAGGTCTTTAGCCGTTGTGCCAATGGAAGTCCAAGCGCCCTCTGCCGTACTGCCAGCGACAATCGTCGGGCCGTTGCTGTTGGTAATCGTTCCGATGGTTTCGCTATACGTGCCACAGGGAACCATCTCTGGGTTGGTGGGCCTGCCGAAGAAGTCAGCCACTACGCGCACCGTACCAGCAGTCGTATGACTTCCCTGCACCCGCACTGCGACAGATGAACCCGCTTTCACAAAGAACGGAAATACAAACTCATCCCATCCGGTTGTGACGGCTTGCGTCTGGCCGCAGGAGATATTGGAAATCACCGCTGTGTAGCTTGTGCCGCCAGCAGGATCAACACCAATATCCAGCAAATGGTTCTTGGCTACTGCAGTCAAGTTGCCGCCACCCACAGCGATGTACATAAGCTGCGAGTCGTAGGCCATGTTCGCGCCAGTGGCAACCTGCGTCCAAGCGCCTTCCGCGTTCGTCGCCCCCGGTACGACTGAAGTCCCCGGAGTAGCCGTTGGCGCAGTGAAGTTGCTATAGTGCCAAAGGAAGGAGTTGAGCTTCTTGGGGAGCATCTAACATCAAGCCGACAGGGCGGTATAAGTCAGCGAAGAGCAGGACACGGTATCGCCTGCCGTAACGACCAGCCCGTTGCTCATGTTGATGTCCGATGCCGAGGCGGCGACGGCGCAATGGATGATGGCGGTGCCGCCCGAGGTTTGCAGTGAGGCGAAAGCCACCGTGCCGCCGGCCGCGTTTGTGTCGCTGGTGATCGCGCCGGCCGTGGCGGTCGCGCCGCCCGTGGAAAATCCGCCGTTGGCAGTGGTGGTCAGCGCCAGGTTGGCGACGACGGTGCTTGGCGCGGCGACGGTCGAGCCGGTGATATGGAATTTAAGTCTGGCGCTGGTGCCGATCAGGTTGGTAACGGCATCGGTCGCGGCGGCGCGTGCGGTGGTGGCGTGGGTAACGGCCATAGCTTAGTGCTCCTGTTCGATGGGTTGCGGGGTTGCGGGCTGCGGTTCGCCATCGGTGACGACGCCGGCCATCTGGTATTCCTCGACGAGGCCGGTTTCCTTGCGGGTGATTTGCAACGTAAAGCTGACTTCGCCGATCTGGCCGTTGAGTTCTGGCATGGGTTACTCCTGTGCGGCGGGATCGTCAAAAGTCGGCGCTGGCGTGACGGCGGCAGGCTCTTCTGCGACGACAGGCTCGGCAACGACGGGCACTTCGGCGACCGGCACTTCGGCGGCGGCTTTGGCTTTGCGCACGGGCTTGGCGGGCTTGACGGGTTCGCTGGCCTTGACGTATTCGGCAACGCAGGCTTCTTCGACGAGGTGCTTGGCGAAGGCTTCGCTGACGCGCGCCAGGTCGCCGCTGGAAAAGCCGCCGATGACGCTGTTGGCGCCGCTGGCCTTGAATCTGATTTGGATCATGGGAACCTCCCAATGAAAACGGCCCACCTTGCGGGCAGGCCGTTTTTAGGTTGCCGGTGGATTAGGCCGGGGTAAGATCGCCACCACGCACGGCGGCAGGCACTTCGGTCGCCAGCGCCAGGCGACGCTCGGCGCGCAGGGTGATGAGGTTCTTCGTGAAGTTGTCGCTATCCGAATCGCTCATTTCCACAACGACGCCTTCGCGGTTGTGGATCATGTAGGCGCGCTGGAAGGCACCGACCTGGAAGGTGTCGGCGGCCATGCCGATTGCCTGAATGACCGGCAAGCCGAACAGGCGCGGCTGGCCACCTTCGGAGACGCTGTAAAGCGTCTGGCCGGCGGCGGTGGTCATCAGTTCGATTTCCATGGCGCCCCAATCGGTCGGGTTGAGCACGATGGCGTCGGCGGGGTAGCCGGCAGCATACAGGGCCGCCATTACCTGACGGATCAGCACAAACTTCTTGAGCGTGGAACCCAGCGCGGCGTTGGCGATGCCGTGTGCCGTGTAGTTGCCGGTATCGTAGGTGCCAGAAATGTTGGGCGCAACGCCATCGCCGACGACGAGTTGCGTATCAACTTTCTGATTGACGCCATAACGCATGCGCGTATCGACATAGGCGGCGAGCGCGGCATTGTCACCGGCGAGCTGCTTGCTGATCTTGATCCAGTGCGCGACCCC